TTGATTAGTAAATAATTTTTAGTATTAGAATATATGAAAAAGAACTGGTTAAAGAGATTTATTTCTTTTTTCTTCCGAACTTTCAGTAGACCAATTCGCCTTGTTATATATGATGCGTGTTTAGCTGGAACTAGCGATTCAATAGTGGGCGTGGCAGTTTTACTCTTTGATAGATTTCTGATAACAGAAGACGGAACACACAGGCTATATAGAGAAGAAGATGGTTACAGTTCTTCAATATTCTATATGATATTCTTTGTAGATTTTGAAAGCCAATTAGGGAGTGCTGTAAAAGACTTCCCACTCTTTGAGAAGTTCGGCAAGAAAGAAAAGAAAGAAGTTAAGTAGTTTAATTTTAAGTAATTATATATATGGAAAAGAAAAATCAGATAAAAGAATTCAATGAGAACATTGCCATATTGGTGAACAAGAAAGTGATTAGTTCACTACAGGAGATACGAGATAGCTACCATTGTAATTATCTGGACAAAAGGACAGGCTTTCCAGATGACTTTAGAAATATGATACAAGCAGAGTTGTATCAAAGCATTGATAGGAAGATTAAAGATTTATCTAAAATTAGTAAGTAGGGATTATATATGGAGAACATAAAACAATATTTACAAAAGTTAATAGCCAAATGGGATAAGTATGAAGTGTATGGAGGAGCAGAAGCATTGAGTTTCCAGAATGATATTGAGATGTTGTTAGAACATTGGAATGAGAGAATTGAACCATTAGAGAGTATACCAGAGGGGTTGACAGATGAAATTAAGACTATTGACAATGGGGTTGACACAAAGGAGTGGAGGGAAGAATTAGAAAAGACTATGCTCACCTATCTTAAAAATTCCGACAAGATTGGAATTAGGGAGATAACCAACGATTTAACCAGACTTATAGAGCAATTATTATCCGAGAGGAGCTTTAGTAAGGAAGAGTTGGAACTTATAAAGATGCTCATGGTGGTATTCAAGGTTGTAGATGGGGGAGAAGTAAAAGTCTATAAAAGCATAGTTAAGAAAGTTAATAGATTATTAAGTTTAGAAAATCAGAAGGAACTTCAAGAAGAAGCTGTTGAGTGTTTGAGTTAGATCGTAATTAAATTTTTATTTATATTTAATATGCCAAGAGCAAAAAAACAGGTTCAAGAATACCAAGAACCAAAAACAAATGGTATGGCGATTGCAGGATTTATTCTCACTATGTTGGGAATATTCACCTTTGGTTATACAACCATTGCTGGATTTGTCGTAGGGATTATAGCCTTGTTCCAGATTAACAAGAGAGGTGAGAAGGGTGAGTGGATGGCAATCGTATCAATAATCTTTGGCACATTGCTTTTACTCTTCCTTATTTTAGGGGCTTCCATGTAATGCCACAAACTGCCTCTAAGAAAACAATTGAAAGGAAATTAGATAAGGCATGGAGCAGAGCAATCCTTTCTAAAGGGAGATGCGAGGTATGTTCTACAAAGGAATATCTTAATGCTCACCATGTAGAAGGGAGAAGAAACCTACAACTAAGATGGGACTTGAGAAATGGAGTATGTCTATGCTCAGGTTGTCATGTATTCAGGAAGGAATCTGCTCACCAGAGTCCAGAGTGGTTTCATACATGGCTAGAGAGTAACCGCAAGGAAGACTTAGAATATATTATGGCTATTAGAAATAATATAGTAAAATGGACTATAGAAGATTTATTAAATAAATTAAGTGAATTAGAACAATGCAAGTAGTAGTTAATGGGATATTTTGTGAGTTAGAGAAGCCAATAACCAAGGAACAGGAGAAGTTGGTTAAAGAAATGCTAGATAATTGTTTTGTGTTTACTTATTACGCTCCAGAAGACCCAAAGAAAGTCCCAATTGAAACTGTATCGGTAAAGTTAAAGAAGAAATAAGATAATCTATTTATCGAATGTATATTAAAAACGCAACTGGTAGAATAGTTGATGTGAGCGAGGCTTTTGAAGAGTCTATGTGTCATGGATCAGGGATAGAGATTATATCGGTATCTCAACACTTCATAGATACTCACCCAGAGCAGTACGCAAGACTCAAAAGGGACAATCCTTTGTTAATGACGGATGAATTCTATTTGGGTACTCCTAAGACTCCACAAGCGAGTAAGAAGGAACGAATTACGATAACAAAGAAACTCCAGGTTAAAGTCCCAAAGAATAAGATACATTTCGTTATATATCCTAACTATCTACCTAAGGTTGGGGGTATAGAAACAGCGGTATATCAACTAGCTAAACTCCTAGATAGAAAGAAATACTTTGTAACGATAGCGTATAACTGTTGCGAGTCTGAAGAGGCTATGAAAAAGTATGCAGAGGTATCTAATTTAGTGAAATTAGAAGATAAAGTTTTAGATTGTGATGTATGTCTACTAGCTTCTAACCATTTAGAACCACCCCAGATTAAAGCGAAACTATGGATGCAGTGGGTTCATAGCGATTACGAGAAATACAACAGTATGCCATTAGCAGACAACCCTCATGTCAAACAGTACATATCAGTAAGCAAGCATGTAGCTAAGATATTCAAGAAGCTATATAAAAAAGATTGTGCAGTTATATATAACCTTTTAGATCCAGACTTCGGCAAGAAAGCTAAAAAACCAGTACGATTTGTAACCAATGCAAGACTATCCCCTGAGAAAGGATTTGATATGAGATTCGGGGACTCTAAGATGTTCAAGTTTGCTAAGTTACTCAAGGCTAGTGGCATACCTTTCTTGTGGACTATATGTGGGGATAATACGCACATGCCTAATGAAGATAAAGCAATTAGGGAAAATTTTAAAGATATTGAAGAGGTGCAATTCGTAGGATATAAAAGTGATGTTACTTTAAGACTAACGGAAGCTGATTACCTAGTACAGTTATCAGACTTTGAAGGTTGTCCATATACAGTACTAGAAGCATTACAAATGGGTATCCCTTGTATAGTGTCAGAATGGAAAGGTGTTGAGGAGTTAGTTAAAGACGGCGTTAATGGTTATATTATAAATCAGGACATAGACAATGTGAATATAAAGAAGATACTAACTAAAATCCCCAAAGGATTCGATACTACACCTAAGTCTTCTATTGGAGATTGGGAGAAATTAATTGATAAAGTAAATCATGTTCAAACCCGTAGAACAAAGACACGATAAGGTATTAATAATCGGAGGAGGGGAAAGCCTCAGAGATTTTGATTTCAGTTTGTTAGACTCCTTTGATGGGGTTATTATTACTGTCAATCATGTTATTAAGCATCTAAAGAAAGCTGATTATTGGATTACTGTTGACCCATGTCTTGAAGGTAAAGCACAAGACAATATGACCAACCGTAGAGATGACTGTTATTATTTTGCCTGTTACCCACAGATAGATGATAAAAATAGGGAATGGTACGAGATTGTTGATGGGGTACATTACTTAGAAAGGATAGTCCCGAAGGGTGAAGAAGGCGTGGAGTTGGGTTTTTCTGGACTACAAGAAGATAAAGATAAAATAACGACAGGGGATTCAGTGTACTCGGCTCTAGGATTGGCATATCATTTCGAGGCTACTAAGGTTATATTATTAGGCGTTGATTGCTACGGGTATGGGCATTGGTACGATACTACAGATCCATACAATAAATCGTGGGGAGACAAGTTTACAGAATATGTAACTAATCTACCAAAGATATATAGCCATAGCGTTAATCAGTTCAATCTTAGAGGAGCTAAAATAGTAAACGGATCGCCAGAGAGTAGGATAGATTGTTTTGAAAGAATGACTCCAGAACAGGCTATAAAGTACTTTAATTAATGGTATAATCAAGTATGAAGGTAATCAATGGGGAACTCAAGAATTATAACAGGCGTGTTGATAGAAGCGTAACATTTAAGATAGACTCGCTACTTGAAATGAGTAGCTCAGACATAAAAGAGATTGATGAACATATAGGAGATATAGGGTTGTTAGTTCTTACAGATACCCCAACAGGTAATGAGGTTAATATTGATATTGATGAAATACTGAAGAACTTACCAGAGAATGATACACTAGCCTATAAGTCTCCAAGCAAAAGATTGAGGAATGTATTATACTGTTATTGTAGGCAAATATTAAAGAAACAGCCTACTAAAGAAGAGTTTACAGAGTTCTATAAAAACGAGTATGAAAAGATTATAGAACACTTTAAGAGTAAGTTAGATGATAATTTATAAACCGATAGAGGTTAAGAATTTTTAATAATCATGGGTAAATCAACTACAGAACAAGCACAGGAAAGTAAAAATACTCAAGCCTTGAAGAAAATAGGTATGGAGCAGTTGTTTGAATTTCTTAACGAAGATGATGGGGATTATACTAGGGAGAGGAAATTACTTAATGCTGTATACAAAGATGCTTTGAGTGATTCTAAAACAGCCATGTATTCTGCTAACAGTTTATTAGATAGAGACTTAGGTAAGGCAAAAGAGAGTAAAGATGTAACGAGTGGGGGAAAGCCATTGCAAACTGTTTCATTTGATATTATAGGTGATGATACAACTACAGGGGACTAACGCCGTTGTATATTGGACTAGGAAACAACTAGAGTTTATACGGGCTATACAAACAAAGAAATATCAATTCATGTTATTTGGTGGATCAATGGGTGGTGGCAAAAGTCAACTCATGGCTAGAACTTTCATATCGTTATTAGACTCTCACGCTGGTACAAGGTGCTTTGTGTTTAGAAAAAACTTATCAGTATTAAAGAGAACGACATATCAGACATTCAAACAAGTAGCAACCGAATTCGGCACAGTGTATACAGAGAATAAAAGTGAGATGTGTTGGAACTTTCCCAATGGAAGTCAATTATGGTTTCAAGAGTTAGATGATACCAAAGATGGGGACTGGAATAAGATTAAGGGTGTAGAGGCTACATGGATAGGTATAGATGAAGCTAATGAAATACAAGAGGGTGCTTTCAATATCTTAATGGGTAGAATGTGGAGATGTAACCCCAACAAGGAGCATTCATTTATGATACTTACTTGTAATCCAGCACAGAATTGGGTTAAGGAAAGATTCTATACCCCGTGGGTTAATAATACATTAGAAGAACCATTCTATTTCCAACAGGCATTAACTAGAGATAACCCTTTCTTACCATCTGAGTATATACAGACATTAGAGTTATTACCTGAATCCGAATACAATCGTTATGTGCTAGGTAATTGGGATTTTGCTGATGACCCAAACCAATTGATTAAATACGAATGGATTAAACAGAACATATGGAATCCTACAGAAGAGAAGCCAGAAGCACTTGGTATTGACGTGGCAAGAGAGGGAAACGATAGAACAGTGTTTGCTTACACCAATACAAGTGGATATATAGGGAAAGAGATGTTTAGAAACCAAGATACAATGACTACGGCACAGTTAGCAATTGAAAGATTGAAAGAGAAGTCTATCGGGTACGATAAGACAGCAGCAGATGTTATAGGGGTAGGAGGTGGCGTTGTAGATGCCATGAGGAGTGCAGGGTATGCAATCATTGCTTACAATTCGGGGGAGTCTCCAAAGGGTAAGGCAGGGCATTTGTTTTTTAAGAATTGTAGGGCTGAGAGTTATTGGAAACTTAGAGAGGATTTGCAGAATGGAGTATATAAGTTAATTGATGACCAAGATTTGATTAAAGAGTTGCTTAATACTAGGTATAAGGTAACGGATAAAACCATACAGATTGAAAGTAAAGCAGAACTTAAAAAGAGGATAGGATATTCACCAGACATTGCTGATGCTTTAGTGATTGCTAGGTATGCTCTAAAAGGTAAGATGGTGTTACCTATAGGAATGTTCTAAATGTGATATTATATATAAAAGAGCGAAGGGATTTAATTGATTAACATACCACATGAGATATTATGATGTTAAAGGTTTATTAAGCGAGGGGAAAATAGAAGATATTCGCAAGAATGCTCTAAACGGAAGAAAAGAAGTTCTCATAGAAACATATCGTGATTATTACAATGGAAACCAATGGATTTCTAATGGTGCTTTCACTGATACTACAAGAAGTGGGAGAAAAGTATGGAAGATTAATAGCCCTGATCCAAGAGACTTAGGCATTAGTGATGGAGATTTAGCAACTTTCAATGTATGTAGTTCAACAATAGATATATACTCCAGTTACGGTAGAGGTTCAATTGATGACCAAAACAGTATCTCAATAGAAGATAACCAAGAGATAGCGGACAAGATTAATGAGAAGATAAACCTTGATACACTAATACAGCGTTCTATTACAAGAATGTCAGTTGATTCAGTTGTTTGCTGGAAGTATACCCAAGACCAATCATTAGAGTTTGTTGATTCTACGCAAGTAACACCAATATATCTTGAGGATAACATAGTGGGTACAGTAAGAATATACGAGATATCCTCCACCGATCCAATCATTGAAAAGAATAATGTACAGTTAGGCAAACTACAGAAGGCTGTTTATATGGAAATATGGATGCCTGTTGATAATAAGATGATGTTATACAAGTATGTAAATGAAACAGTAGTAGAAGAGGGAGAAGCCCCTTACGAGTTTAATCCATTTATATTTGTAGCTAACAAGGACAGTGAATTTGTAAAGTTTGATGAAAACAATCTTGAAGTGTCCGACATAGCCAAGATTATCCCCATACAGGATGCTATCAATAAAACAATGACTGAAACGGGAATAATCATATCTAAAGTGGCATTCCCTATGGTTAAAGTCATTAAAGAGATATTTGAAAAGGTAATGAGTAAAGAGATTGATGGAGAAGACTTAAAGAAACAGTTGTCTCAATTATCATTAGTAGCAGGAAAGATTATATCTGCTCCTATTGAAGTTGTACCTGGAGCTGGATTACCAAATGGAATAGACAGTTATGTCAATTCATTGTTTGATCAACTATATCGTATTACAGGAATACCAAAGAGCATCTATGTTACAGAGGGACTAGGAAACATAGCTACTGATACTCTGAGTATGTTCATGGAGTCTATGAAGAGAAAGATTGATGAAAAGAGAACTAACATTGAGAATGGAATTAAAAAGTATGTTGTAATGTACACAGGCGACCCAAGTATCAAAGATGATGTAAGTATTCAATGGGCTGGTATGTTAAGCATGAGTAAGAAAGAGAAAGCAGATATGTTAGTACAAGAGAAGAACGCTGGATTCCCATTGTCTTACATAGTACAAGGATTCCTAGATATTGCTGGAGATGCAGACAAGTATGATGAAATCATGGAAGCCTTAGGGGAAGCTGACCCAACACTTAAAGTAGAGATTGAGAGACAAAAGACTGCTAATGCAATTAAAGAAGAGAAACAAGCAGAACTAGACACTGTTAGAAAGCAGAAAGAGGAAACAGACAAGAAACTAAAGGAAGTAGAAATAGATAATGCTTTGTTGATGAACGCATTAAATTCGTAATAAACAAGAATGCGAGAAACAGAAATAGCTATACTAAAAGCAAGAAAGAGAGCTAATATTAAAAAGGAATTAGTTCTTAAAGAAGAGATAAACTCCAAGATTGAATCTGTTGATGTTAAAGCTACTACAGCCATTGAACTGTCTAACAAAGTTATAGATAGCCTAAAAGAAACCAATCATGCGTTAGAAGTCATTAAGGAGCTTCCAATTAAGACTATAGAAGGGAAGCCAGGGGAAGATGGATACACTCCTGTAAAGGATGTAGATTATTTTGATGGTAATGATGGTTATACTCCTGTAAAGGGAAAAGATTATTTTGACGGTAAGAATGGAAAGACTCCAAAGAAAGGAGAGGATTACTTCACACCAGAAGAAGTAAAACAATTCAAAAAAGAGGTTACACCTAAGAAGGGGAAGGATTATGATGATGGTAAAGATGGCTCTCCTGATACTCCTCACGAGATAAGAAATAAACTTTCTACACTTAGGGGTAGAGAAAGACTTGATGCTAAACATATACAGAATATAGATAAATACGTATCATTAAGTGTTACGCAAACAATGGGTGGTGGACAGGGCGGTGGGAGTTCTTATACATTACCTACGGCAAGTCCTACAGTTCTTGGTGGTATTAAAATTGGTGATAGAATAACAATAGACGCTAATGGAGTATTAAGTGCTGATGTTCAAACAGGTGCTACAGGAGTACAGAGCGTAGTATCAGGAAATGACATAGCAATTGATAATACTGATCCAGTTAATCCAGTTGTATCTTTTATAGGAACAATACCAACAGATACTAATCAATTGACTAATGGAGCAGGATTTATAACAGCTGAAACTGATCCAGTATGGGAGAGCGAGAAGGTAAACTATGCTACTAAGAGTTTTGCTATAGCAATGTCCGTAGCCTTATAAATTATTAAATACAACAATGAAAAAGAGAATAACAACATATACATTTGATGCAAGTGCAGGTACAATCACCTTTGGGTTTTCACCAGAGATTGAGGGATTCTCTTTAATAACAAACGTTGTTGATAATGTAGTTATATATCAATTCAATGACAATAACTTGGGTGGTACAGTATTAACAAATGTATTAACGCTTACATACGATACATCTTCAATGAGTGATACTGATGAATTAATGATTCTTTATGACGATGGGGTTGATACAGCAACTGTAACAGCCAATGCGGGGACTAATCTTAATACTTCAGCTTTGGCAGTAGAGACAGGTGGTAATTTAGCAGCAATAAAGGCTAATACAGATGACATTGAAACATTACTTGGAACAATAGAAGGGAATCAGTTACCAGATGGACACAATGTAACTATAGACAACGTATCAATAGACGTAGATACAGGACTCACAGGCTTGGCTACAGAAACGACATTGTCCAGTATAGATGGAAATGTAAACACTATAGCGGGTGGGATTGGTGCTTTAGCTACTACTGATTCAGTACAGGCGTTAGGCACTGCAATGACTGATAATACACAGGTAACACAGATAGTTAATGCAACGGGAGATGTTGTTACAGTTACAGGAAACAAATTAGATGTAAATGCGAGTATAGACACAACAGGACTTGCTCTGGCTGCTAATCAACAGACTGATGCTCTTACTGATGCAGAATTGAGAGCCACAGCAGTACCAATATCGGGTACGGTAACAGCAAACACAGGATTAGATTTATCGGGTTTGGCTACGAGTGCAAAACAATTACCCGATGGGCATGAAGTAGAAGTTAATAATTTCCCAACAGAATATCCATTACCCGCTGCACAAATAACTACGCTAACACCACCAGCTGCAATCACAGGGTTTGCAACCTCTGCTAAACAGTTAGCTGATAACCATCAAGTAACAGTGAGTAATATAGCTAATACGCCTGTAATAACAGGGTTCGCTACTGAAACAACTCTTGATTCTATTAAAGATACGGATGGTATTAAAAAGATTACCGACGCTCTACCTACAGGAACAAACTCCATAGGGAAAATAAGTGATATAACAACATCTATTATACCTGGTACAGGTGCTACTAATCTAGGGAAAGCCAAGGGTAGTCAAGTTGGTGCTACTGATACGGGAGTTGCAATACTTGGCAAATTAAGAGCTGCTGACTCACATACGGATGAAGATGAAGGAGCTTATGATACCTTCTCCATGACTGATTTTCATGAGTTGAGAACTAAAGACCAGAGGGCGATTGACTTGGCAAACTGTAACGTATACACGGATTACACGGCTATTTCAAACGACACTACAGGAATTGCTAACTCTACAAACCACGTCTTTGGAGCAGGGGCTGTAACCTTTAATAAAGTGAATGGTGCTGATAATACCGTCTATGGTGGAGTTTACAAGACAATGACAGCTTTTGATGTTTCTGAAATCTTTGAGGCTGGAGGATTTGTAGGGATTGGTGCATATCTACCATCATTGACGAATGTGATAAATGTATTTTTGAGAATAGGTACAGATACAACAAACTATAACTGTTGGACTTGGCCAGTTGCCAACCTAACCGCAAGCACATGGATGAACCTACGAACACCTGCCGCCACTCCTGACTATGCACGAAACGCAGGGAACGGATGGAATACAGCGGCTATCTCTTATGTTGCTTTTGGTGTTGAGTTTAACTCTGAAGCAAATACATTGTCAGGGATTATTATAGATCATGTCCACATGGTGGGAGGGCGTATAACTTCTACAGATACATCAACTGCTATTACCACGAACGTTAATACTGCAAATATGAATATATTAAAAGTGGGTGGAACTCCTACTGACACGGGGAATGGGACAACTTCTGCTGGTACATTACGGGTAACAGTATCTTCAGATACAACGGGAGTGTTGAGTGTCGATGACAACGGTGGAGCTTTAACAGTTGATAATGGAGGCACGTTTGCAGTTCAATCCACAAACCAAGCAAATAGTGGTGTAGACATAGGAGACGTAACAATCAATAACGCAGCGGGTGCAGCAGCGGTAAACATACAGGACGGTGGTAATACTATAACAGTAGATGGTTCTGTAACAGCGAATGCAGGAACGAACTTGAATACCTCTACTCTAGCAGTAGAATCAGGAGGGAATCTAGCTTCTATTAAAACAAACACAGATAAAATACCAGCTCTTGGACAAGCGTTAGCGGGAGCTTCAGTACCAGTTATATTACCCGCAGCAACTATAACAACCTTGACACCTCCAGCAGCTATAACGGGATTTGCAACTTCAGCTAAACAGGATACTATAGCAGGATATGTAGACGGTATTGAAGGTTATGTTGATGGTATAGAGGGTTTATTGACAACAATAGATGCTGATACAAGCAATGTATCTACAAAGATTGATACTTTAGCTGGAGCGGTAGCAGGAACAGAGGTTCAAGTTGATGTGCTTACAATGCCAATGACTACAGTACAAGGAACTATAACAGCAAACTTGAGTGCTACGGATAATGCAGTACTAGATGATATTGCAGCTAACCAAACAGATGGAACACAAAAGACGCAGATTATAGATTCAGGAGGCGAGGCGGTAACAGTAACAGGCGGGAAGCTAGATGTTAATGCTTCTATAGATACTACTGGATTAGCTACTTCTGCAAAACAAGATACGATAATAGGACATATAGACGGCATAGAAGGCTATGTAGATGGGATAGAAACAACACTAACGGCAATAAATAATAAATTGGTTACGGGAACAGATATAGGGGACGTAACAATTAACAATAGTACAGGTGCGAATGCAGTTAATATACAAGACGGTGGTAATACTATAACAGTAGACGGAACGGTAACCGCTAACACGGGATTATCCCAACCTCTCACTGATACTCAATTGAGAGCGACTGCTGTACCAATATCAGTAGCCACAATACCTTCTCATAATGTAACTAATGCAGGTACTTTTGCAACACAAGCTACACTAGCAGCGGAAACAACAAAGGTAATAGGAACAGTTAATGTAGCAGCAGCACAATCAATAGCAGTAACACAATCAGGAACTTGGGACGAGGTAGGGATAAACGATTCAGGAAACTCTATAACTGTTGATGGAACTGTACTTTTAGGAGCAAACTCTGGAGTCGATATAGGGAAACTAACAGCAAACCAATCAGTTAACGTTGCTCAAATGAATGGGGCAACAGTTACAATGGGCAATGGTGCGGCAGGAACAGGCGTTCAAAGAGTTACGATAGCTTCTGATTCTACAGGACAGATTAAACTAGCAGCAGGAACGGCAGGTATAGGTAAACTTACAGCTAATAGTGGAGTTGATATTGGGGATGTAGATATTTTAAGTATTGCAGCAGGAAACAACAATATTGGTGATGTAGATGTAGCCTCTATAGCAGCAGGTACAAATATCATTGGTAAGGTTGGACACGACATAACAGGGATAGGGCATGGAGTTAAAACAGTAACAACAGCGGGAACAGATGTAGCTTTAGCAGCCTCTACAGTATGTAAAAAGGTTGATATTCAAGCTCAAACAGATAACACATCGCTGATAGCAGTTGGTGGTAGCGGAGTTGACGCAACAATAGCGACTGGAACAGGGATTGTATTAAATCCAGGAGATACATATTCATTGGAGATTGATAACCTAGCAGACGTATATATAGATTCTTTAGTTAATGGTGAGGGTGTGAGGTTCACATATTACACATAAGATTAACAATAAACAATTATGGGAGTAAACAATATATTCAAGAGTTTATACAACTATGTTACCAAGACTGGCACTGAAACCCTAACCAACAAGACAATAGACGGGGATTTAAACACGGTACAAGACTTGGCGTATTCTTCTATTAAGAGTGATAGTAGAACTGGTGCTGATGCAAAATTGGTAACAGGGACGGCTGGAACATCCACAAACATTTTATACTGGAATGGGGACGGGGACGCCGTATCTTCAACTGGTCTTTCTTGGACTAGGGATGCAACCAACTGTAATACTGCTTCGGCAACGCCTGTATTTGCACTTGCTGCCCCTGGAGTATATATCTTTACAACATATTACGCAGCGAATGAAGCAAGTAACCCATACTGTGAGACGGCTTTGATATCTGCCGATGGGACTACTAGAAGCAATGTAACTATTCTGCAGAATGGTTCAGCAGTAACAATTGGGATGTCTAATTTGAATGTGACAATAACTCAAACCTCTGGTGTTACACTAACTATGCAGTGGAGTTGTATTAGATTAATATAACCGTTAACAGAATGATTAAAAAAGAACATACATTGTTAAAGTTGATAATCACATTCACACTAGCATCGGCTTTGCTATTGTTCATCAAGCCAATATCTCTATTACTAGGTAGTTTCTTTATTTGGGTATTCTTCCATCTATGAGTAACATATCAACACAAAATAGACTAGAACAATTGAATATGATGAAGAGTAACTTGACTAGAGTATCTGCTATGAGTGAGTTGCAGGCTACTCAATTAGTTAGGGTTATCTTTGGAAATAAGTACGATCTAACTAACAGAAAAGACATAGCTGATTTATTAGATGCTATTGATGCAGAGATAGAGAACAATCTAAGACCAGCTGCACTTGTAACAGTAGAGAGTGCTATAGAAGCCTCTGTATTGCTTGGTGTAGGGCAAGTTGTATCTTCTTCACTATCTAAGACGGGTATAGATGCTACTAAGTATTTAGACTTGGGAACTAGACTAGCTAATAATTATGCTAATCGTGTAGCAGAAGATGGATTAAGACTATCTCAGAGAATATGGAATGATGCAGATATTAAATCAGTGTACAAGGAAATATATACATCTATTCAGAAGGGGGATAGTTTATTTACCTTAGGAGCGAACATTGAGAAACAAGTTGCAGCAGGTACACCAGCATATAATATTAAAAGAGCAGCACACAATGAAATGGTTTATGCTTATACAAATTCTAAGTATGATATAGCTAAGGCTGAAGCTGATGAATATGGGTTAGATACTTGGGCAAGGATAACAGTATCAAAGAGTCATGTAGTTGAGGATATATGTGATGACTTAGCAGGTGAATATCCTATAGATGAAGCACAACGCCCCCCCTTTCATGTAGGTTGTCAATGTGAGTACGAAACCTTTGTTAAAAGGAAGTAATTGCGTAACATTTATAATGTGATATATTTATAGTGTAGCTCTATATAATTTAAGACTTTAGGTAAATGGAAACTAAAGAAAATGTTGAGGTAAAGAACCAACCTGTCATTGAGGAAGCCGCTAAGGAATCCGAGAAGACAAATGATTCTACAACCGAGCATACATCTGAGAAGCCAGATAAAAGCACGGACATAATTAAAAGTCAGACAGGGCAAATACAAGCACTTCAGAAACAAATTGAAGAACTCAAAGCCAAGCCTGATGTTAAGTCTGCTCTTAAAGAACTGTTGGGAGATGTAAATGTGGAATCAGATGTAGATCCACTAGAAGCTCTAAAAAGTGAGTTTTCTTCTCTTAAATCTGAATTAAATCAGACAAAGGCAGAACAGAAAAGAGATGCGTATATTGATAATTTACAGGGGGTAACAGAAGCAACTAAGAAATATCTGAAGAAGAGGGTAAACCCTTCTGATGATTTAGAAGCGGTTGTTAATACTGAGTTAGAAATGATAAATGAGGTTATTACTTCAAATACACCAACAACCAGTGATAGCAGACCAAACTCAATTGGTTCAGTAAAAGGCAACGTAACAGATGCTGATTACATTCTAAATAACCCTGAGAAATTCAAATCCTAGAGTAGAGCAATTTTTATTTTTTAGGATTTACTAAAATGGGTGCAGTAACAAGTAACTATAACAATCAATCTTCCGCTGGTGCAGCAGGATCAGTCGCTTATGCGATAACTCCATTTGCAATGGCAAAAGGTATTCAAACCTTAAAAAGCAACTTGGTTGTTACAAGCAAAATTAGAAACGTATCTGAAATAGCCAAAGTACAAGGTGGTGGTTATGCAGACAGCATTAGATTCCCTAAGTGGGGTTCTCTAACGGCTCAGAATAAAGCAGTCGGAACAGAAGCAACACGACAACAGGTAACAATGACCAAAGTCGACTTACAGTTAGATACTTTCAAGACTGTTGACTTCTTAATCGAAGATTTCGGTGGATTATTCACACCAGCAGCAAAAGAAGCATTTGCAATCGAAGCAGGTGCAGCAATCGCACAAGCAATTGAAACTGATGTTATCTCTAAGTACGCAAGTGCTGGAGTAGATACAGGAGATGTTGATACAGCAGCTTCAGTAGCTATGATTTCAACCTTGAAGAAACTTGCAAGAATAAACAAATGGAGAAATACAAGTCCATTCATTGCAGTTTGGGGTTCACAAGGTGAGTACGATCTATTGAACGACTCAACATTCAAGCAACATATGGTAACTGGTGGAGACCAGAGTGCAATCAGAGATGGATTCATAGGGAACATCTACGGATTCCAGAACTATGTCTCTAACATGATGCCAGCAGTAGCAGGTTCTCCAAGTGCAGAGCATGCAATTGCATTCCAACCAGAAGCAATCGCAATCGCATTTGTTGATATGACTACTCAGAGTCTTCCAGGCGTTGAAGTAACTCCAATGAATATCTCAGATGATGAGGGTAACCTTGTCTACTCAATGAGAAGTATCGTTGGTTACAATCAATTAGCTAGAGGATTAGAAGTATCATTTGATACAATCTATGGAATAGCAGTTGTAGAGCCAACACTCTTAATTGATGTTACATACGGAGCATACTAATCGTTGCTATACTTAGTCCCTTCGGGGACTGAGATATGGAAATGAAAGACTTTATATGGGTTACGCCTAACCCTGAAATTGTTACACGCTTCATTGCCTTACCGCCTCGGCTTAATCTCGGTTGCGATATATGGACTGAGGTATATATTGGTGAAAAACTTCTCATACATAAATCGTATCTACAAGTAATGCTTAACCGCGGATTCATGATCGGGGATAAAGGATTCATATTCGATACCTGGGAGGAAGCAGAGAACTCTCCTAGTAAATATAAGATTAAGGTAACAGAATAATGAAAATATACTACAAGTTTACGAATGCTATTAATGGGGGACTTGGTGTGCTTGGGAAAGGGATACAACAAGGATTAGTTAATGCAGGGCATGAGATTGTAGGAAGTAACCCTGATATATGTTTTTGTTATGGTATGCCTAACACTCTAATAGAAACCAGAGAAAAGTTTCCTGATAAAAAGATTGTTTACTATACTGTATTTGAATCAAGTAAATATCCTGTAGGTTGGATAGATACTATCAAGAAGAGCAAACCAGACTTGGTATTAACAGCCTCTAAGTTTAATCAATGGGTATTGAAACGACAAGGTATAGAATCAAAGGTGTGGCATCATGGTATAGATGATAGATGGCAGTATAAAGCTAGAAGAGATGATGGAGTATTTACATTCATCCACTGGAACGCCTACGAATGGCGAAAAGGATGGGAGATAGTACTTGGTGCTTTCCTAGAGGAATTCGATGTTAGTGAGCCAGTACAGCTCGTTATGAAGGCAAGGGATAGAGGGAATGGCAATTGGTTAATACCTCAAGTAGGAGATGGATTAGTTGCTCCTAATGTGAAAGAGATAATTGGACATATATCAGATTTAGAAATGACTGAAATGCTAGAGACTGCTGATTGTGGAGTATTCCCTGTTAAAGGTGAAGGTTGGTTCATGCCTTCGTTTGAATGCGTAGCTCAAGGTATTCCTGTTATACTCCCTAAGCAAATGGCAATGAAAGAACAATGGGGAACAGGGTATTTAGATTGTGGTATTGAGGGGTATGTAAATGCTTCACCACGATATCCAGGATTTATGATAATGCCAAGTAAAGACGGTGTTAAAAAACAAATGAGATGGGCATACGAACATGAGGAGGAGTGTAGAGAACTAGGAGAAAAAGGTAGCAAAGAAGTGTATAATAAATATAACTGGAGAAGAATTATTAATGAGCTTGAGAGCTATTTAAGTTTAGTTTAGATTGCTATGTTTATTGTAAATCAATGCGGAAGGATAGTTGATTTGCCAGAAGAAATGGAAGAGTCTGGATTTAAGCAGGCAAAAGTTGTTCTTTCTATATCGGATTCTTTAATGGAGAATGGTAACTATGTAGCTCCTTCGGGAGGACAGGGTGGGGTGTTAGTATCTAAGAGTGGTAGAAACCTTAGAAATGATATTCTTGCTAAGTTCCCTGATGTCATAAGAGACTCGGAGTATATAGAAAGACATGTCAATGCAGAAGAAACTAAATTAATTGTTCCTAAAAATGATAGATCCAAGGTACGCAGAAATGCTAAAACAACCAAAGTATCTAGTAAAAGATAGGGAGTCAGGCAAGACTTATATAGCATTTGAAAGTTACGCTAAGAAACTAGATGGCAATGGATTTGATATTATAGCTAAAGAGGGGGAGAAGGATTTTGTGATGGTTAAAAAAGACAAGGGAAACAAAAAGGGGAAAGGGAAATAAGTTAATACAGTAGAACAATGTCAGATATATATTCAATGTTTAGAAAGTTCATCAATGATGATGTAACGGATTATTCCATGCCCGATTTAGAAACACTCAAGTTCTTAGACAGCGGGATTCTAAAGCTATCCGAATTCGCAGATAAAAGGATTTATGAGGACATAACTATCACAAGTACAGACATCGCAAATGGTTATAAAGATTTAACACATGATTGTCTTTCTCTTATCTATACCGATATGCCATACGAGGGTGTTTACTGGCAATTAGACGGACTCAGAAGGATTGTATTTTGGGATACTGATTATATTACAGAGGGTACTTTTGATTTCAAGTACAAGACTACATACAAGATGTTTGATGGTGCATTAAGAGATAATGCTTACTTTGATTATCCAGATAGCTCTAGTCTTGATCTAGGCATTGTATTTTGGGCATTGGCACAATATCAGTCAGTTAATGGAATCATTGCTCCTGATGGCTCTAGGAACGCTACAATAAGTAAATCAGAAGAGGGGCTAAGCGTATCTTATTCCTCAGCAGAAACATTAGACATGAGTTCCCCTTCGGCACTTAAAGAAAGGGCAATAGAGTTGTTCCAAGGATTGAATAATAAATCTAAATATATCTTTTCAATAACAGTATGAGTTTATATCCAGAAGATGAAACATTATATAGCGTATACCATGTAGCAGATAGTAACTCTACCAAGATAGGTAACTATTCATCTACAGCGGCGTTTACTATTCTCATAAATATCATTAGAAGGAATGAAGATACCATTGCAGTAGTTGGTGAAGACATGGGAGAGTATGTGGCTAATGTAAATGGTAAGTATACTAACGCAAGTAATATCAGAGAAGGCGACAAGCTAGTCTATGGAACTTTTGAATACATAGTTGTCAATAAACCAAAGTATATAAGATTGTTTAATAGTTACAAGTTAATACTCAATACCAACAATGGTAGACATTAGTATAGATACAAAAGAAGTTGATGCTTGGGTAAACAATCAATCGAATAGGGATAGGGCAAGAGGGTATGCAATGGTTATGATGAAGAACAAGCTCGTTGAAATGGTTAAGAAGGCTATAGAAGGACATAGTTCTACAGGAGAGTTGTCCAGTAGCGTTATTGGAGAGTCTAGCCCTGAAGAGATAGCTATATACTCTAAGGTTTATGGCGACATTATACTTGAGTACGGAAGGAAACCAGGTAAGATGCCACCAGTAGAAGCGTTAAGACAGTGGGCAAGTGATAAGTTGGGAGACCCAAGTCTAGCGTATCTAGTAGCAAGAAGCATAGCTAGAAAGGGTACACAAAAGTATAGGGACAAAGCCCCAAAGGAATTGACTATGCTTATAGAAGAGTTCGAGAAGGATTTTATGGATAAGGAGTTAGATAAGTTATTAAATGAATATACAGAATGAAAATTGCAACAGTTATTAGTAATCTTAAAACACTGTTTACTAATATGTCTTGGACTTCAGACAGTGGTACGGGTACAACAAAGTTCCAAGGAGTATTCACTTATCCCAATTGGGCAAACGATGCAGGATATCCTTTTGTAGTTATACTTGATCCAACTGGAAGTGGTGCGAGTATTGATAACATGAGTATAGATTTTAACACTACTATACAGGTATCTATGTGTGTTAATTATGGTACAATAGATAAACAAACAGAGGATGAGAAGATAGAGGAGTCTATGCTAAGGCTAAGAGAAGCTTGGGATTATGTTAAAACAACGCTCTTTGACAAGACTACTATGAGTACAATCGGAGTAGATTGGGATATGAATCCTAGCTACAATGATGACTTTGATTCAGGTAGAAATCTTTATAAGAGAACAATTAGCTTAGTTGTTAAAGAGTATATAAGTCGTGCCTAAGAAGATTATTAAAAAGGAGAAAGGGGAAGAGTTAGTGTATGTACCGAGCCTAGGGACTACAGTAACAAGAAATAAATTATTAGAGTTACAAAAAAATGGCAAATGAACATGTAGGAAGAAGAAGGGAAATAGGGTGGATTGTGGAAGCGACTAGAGGAACAGTCCCAACATTAACTGGTTCTTTAATGTATCCTCATGATGGGTTTGATTTCAAACCTGTTATTGAAAAGGTTGCAGATGAATCAGCTATGGGTTCTATTCCTGGAAGACAGGGAGCAGATATAGTTAAAGAGTATTCTCAAGGTTCAGTTCCATTTATACTCCAGGACTCTATGCTTACGGATTTAAGTAGAATGGTTTGTGGACAGGCAGGTTCAGTAGTATCTACAGTAACAACTTATGATGTACTTAATAGCAATATTCACAACTCATACGCAATAGTTACAATTGATCCAGTATCAGGCAAAAAGCAATACCCATTCGGAATGCTTAACAACCTTACACTCAATGCAAATAGAGATGAATATGTAACAGGAACAGCAGAGTTTATTGCAGGAAAAGAAGCGGCTGCAACTTACACAACACCAGCATACGCAGCAGCAACAAGATTTAATTGTGCAGATGTTACGATTAAATTAGCAGCAAACTATGCGGGATTAGCAGCAGCAAGTGCAACACCTCTAAAGAACGTTCAACTTAATGTAGAGAAGAACGTAGATATTGATTTTAGTCTAGGTTCAACAACTGCTACAAATATCTATAACCAACAAATGGGGTTAACAGGTTCTTTAACTGGAACATTTAATACTACAACTTTGAAGGCTTTAGGATTAGCTGAAACTACTCAGGCAGTACAGATTGATATAAGTAATGGTGCTTGGAAGTGGAGTTGGATAATGCCTAATGTAGACTTCTCAGATTGGACACCAAGTAATGACAAAGATGCTTATGTAACAGAAACATTGACGTTTAATACTAATTACGGAGATAAGACAAATGGATTCTTGATTCTAAAGGTAGAAGATTTATAATTTTAGCTCTTAAAGAAAATGGAGATACAAGGGAGAGAGTGTAAAGAAATAAAGATAGGAGAACATTCCTATTGGTTCATTGAAAAATATAAAGGTGGTGATGTAAGAAAAATGTATAACATAATGGTTGTCAAAGGGAAGCTATCATTGAAAGAAGGAACGATATTGCTTAGATTACCTAAGATATTCTCAATATTATGTTTGAGGGTTGATGATGATGTAGAACCAACACTAGAATTGATCGATAATCTTTCAGTTAGTGATTATACGAAGATACAGAACCAGGTTATCGAGGAGGTTACAAACCTTTTTACAGAAATACAATAGAAGAAGTTGAGAATAAGATAAGAGCGAGTGTTCTTTATAATTCTATGGAGATACCTTTTGAACTTGTTATTAGTAGGTTATGTGAGAAATTTCATAAACTACCGTCAGAGATATTAAACGAGGATTGGGAATGGACTCAAATACTTATGGTTACAGACAAGATAGACAAAGAGAAAACAAAAATTGGAGGGAATATAAACCAATTGAAAAAAAAGAATGGCAGATAAAGAAAAGAGTTTACTACTTAAAGCGAATTTTCAAGATAATGCTAGTAGTGAAATATCAAAGCTAGGTAAAAATACAGATGCAGTTTCAGTATCCATGAGTAAAGGGTTCAAGGCTGCTGCAATAGCCGCTGCTGCCGTTACTGCTGCCGTTACTGCTGCTTCAATAGCCATTGCTAAAATGGGAGAGAGAGCAGGAGCATTGCAGGAGGTTACAGCAGGGTTTGAACGTAACTTTGGTAAACAAGCAGATGCCCTAAAGAAACTACAAGATGCTTCTGGTGGTATGATTGATAACTATAACCTCATGAGGGTTGCTTCTAAGGCTGCCAATACTGGTGTTACTAAAGACGTAACAAAATTAGCAGGAGTGATGACTACAGTACAATTCAAAGCTGATGAAATGGGTATAGGGTTTGAAGAGATGTTTGAGAGTATGGTACAAGCTATTGCGAGAGGATCAGACATGATGCTTACTAAGCTTGGTGTCGTTATCCCCGAGTCGTTGACTAAATCAATGGAGAAAATGACTGAAACCCAGAAGACAGCAGCTCTTATGAATTACGTTATTAAAGAGGGAGCTAAGGTTGCTGGTGAATATGGGACTGCAACAGTGTCAATATCAGACAAACTTGATGCACTTAAAGCGAGTTTTGTGAATCTCAAAGATGGAGCGTTGGTACAGATGACTCCTATGTTAGATACTATTATTACAGGATTCACAAACTGGTTGGGAATGATTGAGACTGCTTTCGCTCCAGGAATAAAAGTGCTGTCCGATACACTTGGTGCTAAAGGTGGTTTGCTTGAAGCAATTACCAAGTTGTTTAACCCAACTGATGAAGCTAAAAGAAAAACTCAGGATCTCACACAACAAGGATTCAGTGCAGTAGTTACAACGCTTACGGAGAAAGGCGGACTCATAGAATCATTAACGAATTTGTTAACAATGTTTAATAATATGAGTACTACGAATGCACAGGGACAGATTAGCCCATTGGTTACAGTGTTCCAGACTCTTGCAGGTGCAATTAATCTTGTTGTACAAGGTTTGCAAGTACTTACAGCATGGGGGATTATGGTTAAGGGTGCTACAGCAGGTGGAGTAGAACAATTGGCTATTACTTCTAGTACTAAAACAAACTTAATGACTCCAGTGGCAGCTCCATCTCTCAAAGCCCCTGTTATTGGATCAAATTCAACACCAGCCGCAGGAGGATTTACTACAGCTACTCAAAAGTATTTTGGTTCAAATGCTACTGGTGGTATGGCTTCTGGGTGGACTCAAGTTGGAGAGAATGGTGCAGAGATGGTTAAACTCCCAAGTGGTTCACATGTATACAATAATCAAGATTCTCAGAAGATGGGGAATGGTGGTATCACAATAAACATTAACGCCCCTACCTATGGAATAAATGACTTAAAGAGTTCAATATTAGAAGCTGTCAACGAGGCTACAGCAAGACAAAATAGATTAGCTAATTACAATTTACTATGACAAACCTAGTCCTATACGGATATCAAAACTTAAACAATTCTAAAATGATACTTACAAGTACTCCAAGTTTAAGGGGAAACGCAAGTGTTATACAGAAGATATCTAATGCTAGATTCTCTGGTAGTACTGTAGTTGATAAGAAAGTAAATGATAAACAAATAGCATTCAGTGGTGTTGTTAAAGCTACAGATACCCTCTCGTTAGAAGATGTGATTAAAGAATATTCACTTGCACTTTCTAAAGAGGATAGATATCTAAGAGTAAGTCCTAACTGGTACGACTTCACACCTTTAGCAGATGCTTCAGGCTTTCAGATACTAGGAGATACAACTGGACTCACCTTTGATACAACTTCGTTCCAGAGTGGTAGTGGTAGTATTAAATTTGATAGTGATGTAAGCGTAGCAGCGGGATACAGTGGTTTATATACTCTATCAGGAACAACAAGTAATATATCAGATTATATAACCGATGGTGCGTTAGAGGCTTGGGTATACTTGCCACAAACAGCAGGTGTTACAGGTATTACAATAAGAGCGGGAAATGATGTATCTAATTACTACACAGCAATAGCTACAACACAATATGATGAGACAGCATTTGAGGCAGGTTGGAATTTTATAAGTCTATCTATAAGTGATTGTACAATGACTGGCGTAGTTGATCCATATTCCTTTGGTGCTTATGTATATCTAACAGTAAACTATGGAGCATTAATGACTGATAGAAGCGACTTTAGATTCGGAGGTATGTTATTCCAACAGGAAAGTAGAACTAGAAATTATAAATCGTATACAGCAGAATTAACGGTAAGCGATAACCATTATGATATCAGTAGAGCCAATTGTTCTCTATCAATACTAGCTTATGAAGGCGTAGCAGAATCCACAGGAGATTATAATGTGTTAGGTTTGTCTAATCAGACTGCTGCCTCAACTTCCGCAACAGTTACTTTTGATGGTAGCCACACACCACTTCCCGTAATCTCAATGAATATAGATGCGGCGACAAATGTGAGTTCTATTGAATTAGCAAACACAACAACTGGGGATAGCGTTGATATAACAAGGACTTATGTGGCAGGAGATAAACTTGTAATTGACACAAAGAATAGAAGTATAACTGCAAACGGCTTAGCTGTTGATTATAATGATGTTCTGCCAAGGTTTGGGTTAGGGGAAAATATATTACAGGTAGCAGTATCTACAACAACCTTAGAGACTATTGATGAACTTACATATAATTCTAATTTAACAGGAGAAGTCTAATGAGTACACTATTAGCAGAACAAACAACAAACTCTGGAGGATTAAACTATTACACAAATACCTCTAGGAGTTGTCAGACTTTCACAATGCCTTACGGTTACGATACTCTTGAGTACTTTAACTTGTATCTTAAAAATGGTGGTTCATACTCTGGAACTTATTATGTATATCTATATGCTACTTCTGGAGGTGTACCAACAGGGAGTGCTTTGGCAAGTGCAACTATGGCTGGTGGATCAATTGCAACTTCATATAACTGGTATACGTTTGATATAGCCAATACAACAGTTACTCCAGGAGCAAAATATGCAATCGTAGCCTATGCAAATGGCTCTTCTTCTACGAGCAATGGTGTAGCATGGGGACACGATAACAGTTCTGGCTTTGCTGGTGGAGACTCGTTCTGGTCAAACAGTAGTGGTTCTTCATGGACTTCATTATCAGGAGATTGGACATTCCAAGCATACGGGACAGTTGGAGTGGTAGTTCCTACGGTAACAAGTGCGGCAGCTTCGAGCATAACAGCAACAGGTGCAACTCTTGGAGGAAACGTAACTAACGCAGGTGGAGGTACGGTAAGTGCTAACGGTGTTACATATTCAAGTACATATTCACCACCAAGAAAAAACATTGAACCTACAGTAACGATAGGTAGTGGCACAGGTGCGTTTAGTCAAGCGATAACAGGACTCACACCAAACACAACCTATTATGTTAGAGCATGGGGTACTAATCAGGCTGGAGATGGATACGGTGCTGAGATATCGTTCACAACTGCAAGTACTACACCTACTGTAACAAGTGGGAGTTCTAGCAATATAGCCTCTACTACAGCGACGGCAACAGGTACAGTTGTCAGTGATGGTGGTGCTACAGTAACAGAAAGGGGAATTGTCTATGATACTTCTACCGCCCCAACAACAAGTGATAGCAAGATAACTGCTGGAACTGGCACAGGTGCGTTCACAGGTAATATAACGGGATTAACAGCAGCCACTTTATACTACTGGAGGGCATACGCAATCAATGCTAATGGTACTGTATACGGAACGGAGTACACTTTCACAACCAAGACAATTATTACACAATGGGCAACCTCAGTTACTTCGGTGAGTGCGGGTACTTTAACTAAGGTAAGTCTCCCATTAAAAGAGATTCTAGGGGCTTCTAGTACGGCGACAGTCAAGGTTTATAGCAATGCCTCTACTGCACCTGATGCACTACTTGCTACTGCTACAAAGACTGTAACAGGCTCAAATTATGTATGGTATGATTTTACTTTTAACCAAGCACTTTCTGCTACTACAGCATACTGGATTGTGTTAGATACTCCATACTCAATAGGAACAAGACACCAATATTGGGCATACGATACAGGAGGAACTTATGGAGATACCAAGTACTCTGTAGACAACACAGCACATTGGAGTGCTGCCATAACAGGTTGTGCAGCGTTCCTTGTAACTATACAGCCAAGCCTAACAGTAAGTTATGATATTACGGTAGATTATAAAAAGAGATATCTATAATGGAGAAAAAGTATTCAGTAAAAATATACGATAGAGCAGGTACTACCTTTAGAGGTAACTACGATCCAATTGGTGGCTACTCATTCACTAAAATGATTAACAGTGGCGTTGGAGAATTGACTATAGACTTAGCTAGAAAGTTTGATACTTATAATGTGGCAAACGATATCAATCTACTCGACGAAATTCAGATATGGGTACAGGATAAAGATTCTTCAGGAACTAAAATATACTCTGGTTATGTAGCAGAGATTACAGGATATATAAATGGCTCAAGCCAAGGAATTAAACTACGAGTGTTGGGATATGTTACAAGGCTTGGATACACACTAGATTGGGACGGTACAAACGTATCTATAGCTAGGAATTCTTTAACACCAGGAGAACTGGTCAAGGATGTTATTGATGATTATAGAACTACTGTAGCCGATGACAGGATTAACTATGGAACTTCTACAGTAAATGTAACAGGTACGGATATCTCATATACGAGTAATGTTAAAAGTTGTTTAGAAACTATTGAGAGGGCAAGGGAAATGGCGGGTGAGGATTGGTTCTGGTATGTAGATGCTAACAATGTGTTTTACTTTGATGCTTATTCTGCAACTCCAAACCATTACTTTGTGTTCGGTAAAGATGTCAGTAGCTTAGAAACTTCCAAGAGTGTTGATGACATTAAAAACGAGCTTATATTCTGGAATGGATTACAACCTGATGATACTAATTTCTTATCAACTAGATATTATAATACAGACTCAATTACAAGTTATTGGCATAGATTTGAGAACATGACTGACGGGAGGGTAACTGATTCAGCTTCTGCTAACGAGTTCGGTAGCACTTATATAAATGCTTATAAATCTCCTAACATTTCTATGAAGTTTGAGGTTAAGGATAACAATCTTGGAGATGGTTACGACATAGAAAGTATTGAACCAGGAGACACTTGTAAGATATTAAACCTAGAAGATAGTAGCGTTGTTGGAGACAATATGGTTATAACCTCAGTACAATACACCCCAGAAAAGGCTATAGTTTATGTATCTGATTTAAGAGAGATAACAGGTAGAAGTCTAACCAATCTAAGGAGAAAGTTAGATACTACAATATATAGTGATAGACCAGCTAATATAACTTCATCGGCAGTAACATAATGGTGATGCTAGAAACAGTACAAGAATATCTACGAAAGGGTTGGGTAGAAGCCAATCAGAGTTGGACATACGCAAGTGCCTACACGATTACCGTGCCAACTGGTGCTGCAAGTAAATACTCAGTCGGGGACAAAATAAGATTTTCACAGCATGGTACTATAAAATACTTCTATATAACTGTTGTCGCAGACACACTACTAACCGTATGTGCTGGAAATGTATATACGGTAGAAAACACGGCTACATATCCAATAACGCTAAACTATCTCAGTCATGAGTCAAGTCCTGTAGGATTCCCTGATGTGTTTACCCTCACAGCCCCAACATGGACAACCTCGGGGACGGCGTTTGCCAACCAACCATCAGCTACAGCGACGTTCAAGATAGTCGGTAAAATGTGCTATATATATGTTTTTGGACGTGCAAACGCAACATCGGGCGGCACGGGGCAATTTACACTGACTTTCACTGCTGGACAATTTCCAACCTCGTTTAAGGGATATACAAGCGGAGTAGCATTGAATATGTCTACCGCAGTGAACGGATGGGTAATATTTGAGGAGGGTGTTAGTACTGTAAGAACGTTCAATGTTAGTGGCGTAGCGTTGTTTACAAACAATGAATATTTTGGGGTGAGTGGCTGGTATCCATATTCAACTTAACAACTTTGATATACTATAAACATGGGAAAAGTTAAAACAATAATTAAAAAAGTACCTATAAGGAAAACACCTGTAAAGGTAACAAAGACACCAGTTAAAATAAAACGATAGACGCATGAACGAGAAGCCTGAATGTACTGTTGAAGAGATGAACAAAAAGATAGGCAGAATTGAAGATACTTTGTATGGGAGCAATGGAAAAGATATCGTATCGAGGATAATATCTAAGATAGATGCCGAATCATTACAGGGCAAACTTACAACCCTTATAGTTATTGGGTTCATTCTGATAACCCTAGCAGTTGTTGGTATATTGTTACAATGTATTTTTCAAAGTCAGTTGCCTGATGTATCTGAATTAAAAGAAATATTATAATGCCACTAGGAGATGATAAAAACGCAATACAGTTATCAAGAAAGGAATGGGATTGTCTAAACAGGACAATGGAAGATATGAATAGTAAGTTGGATAAAGTTCTCTTGAAATTGTACGGCGATCCAGAGATAGAAGGAGATGATGGTATGTATGGTGAACATATGAAGATGTGGAGATGGTATAATGAGAATAAAGTATGGAAGAATAAAACAAAGTCATTTGTAGATACTATCCTAAGTGTTGTTGGATTTATAGGAGCAATAATAGCAATCGTACTTTCCTCACGACAACTATAAGACATTGAGATTAATTTCTTTAATAGTAAAATAGGGATATGAACAAACTTGGCGACCCAACAGGTAATGGAAAGATTTTAATCACACAAACATATCACGGTGAGAAGACTGCGTTGCCAGATACACAATGTGCAATAGATATCCGAATGTTCGCGAATGAGAAATACCATGCCGTAGCAAATGGTGTGATTGAGGGTATCTATACCGATTATCTTTCTTTGATTCCTGACGGTTGTAACTTCAGAGTTCTTTATGTTCATACGGATAGACCAAAGGTTACAAAAGGACAAAGAGTTGTGATTGGGCAAGAACTAGGACAGATAAAATCAATTACAAGTCCTCATTTACATTTCGGATTAAAGTGGAGGGATATGCACAAACCAGCCCCTAGAGTTATGGATTACTTAGATAGAAATATTCCCATAACTACAAGTTACCTAGATATTGCCAGTGAATGGTTTATTAATGGACAATTTGATTGGAGTAAACACCAAGATCTAGATTTTATTACTAATCAACCTGTACCTGTTGTTGTTCCTCCTGTAATTGTACCTCCTACTCCCGAACCAGAACCTATCCCTGAGCCTCCTACACCCCCTGTAATGTCTGATGAACCTGTAACACCCCCAAGTACACCACCTGTAGAAACGGACACGCCAGAAGAGGCTACAAAGCCTAAGACATTTTTAGAAATTTTAATCCAGTTCTTTACCGATTTACTCCAGAGAATATTCAAATCGGACTAAGTTATTAAGGTTTAAGTTATGCGTAAATCCTTTGATGATATGTTAAAGGGATTACTTGTGAGGTGGGAAAGGAGAAACCCACAAAGTGGTGAGTTACAGAAAAGGGAGAAAGCCGAAGATTCTATTGTGAATTACTTTGTGATGTTTTTCTCAATGGGATTTCTAGGTTTGATAGTTTTAATTAAATTGATTATGTAAATAAAATGACTGACTTCATCACAGATAATACAATTATTTCAGGATTGATTGGTTTCATTGCTCCTGCATTGATACCTGTTATATTCGGTTGGATAGCTAAAGCAACTAAGAAAGAAATTACAAACGCCCAAAAGAAAGTAGTAATACTCGTGCTTGCCATGGGTGTAGCATTGCTAGTTATATGTTTCAACTATACATGGACAGCATTCTCATGGGCTGCTGTTAAAGAGTTCTTAATAACACTTATGACAAACTATATTGTAGTGTTAGGAATGGTTAATACAGTTTATACAATGATTGTTAAACTCTTCCCTGCAATAGATCAAAAATTGGAACTTGTTGAAAAGATTATAAGAAAGTAAAGGCTGACAGTGGTGGGTAAACTTTCCGATATCCATCACCAATTAGCTTTTAAGCTATAGCTCTTTAAGAGCAGAAAGAGGTGCTACATGGTACAAGCTATTTGTAACTTTTGCGGTAAGTTTGCCAAGACCTACAAGTGTAGGATTGTCGGTATGGATATGGAAGTCATAGCCTGTCGGAAGTGTGTGCGAACACACCCAATTCAACTTGTTCCCATGGAGGAATATCATGAAGATGAAGCCGAAAGCGAACAAGAAGTGGAGAAACAGGGATTATAGATATCTAGCCGAGTTGAAAACCTACGCAGGTTTATCTAAAGAAGAATTAGACATAGCAATACACGGTATTCCATTTGAGGGGAAACGATATCCGTTATGTTATGTATTCTGGGGGGACAACCGTAAGTATCGGCAAGTAAGAATAACCCTAACTGGAGAGGTAGGAACAATAATTGGGGACAACCTCATTACACTACCTAAAGCAGAACACTGCATACACCGAGCAATAGTTCGAGTGGGGGATAGGGTTACAGATTTAGCTTTTAGCGTTTTACGCAATGTGTAGTGCCTATTGAGGGGGTTTCATCTGTCTGGAGTCTTTCTCCGTCATATATGATACCCCCTCTTTAGTTTGTTTCAAGACTGAGGATATCCTCTATATGCAGTTAATACTGTCTGCAAATGAATGACTATATTACAGAATAGGACTCCTTGGTCGTAATATAAAATTAGTTAGAATAAAATGCCCCAAAAACGGAAGGAATTGGAACGGAAGGAAACTCCTAAAATTACTATAATAAATCACATGAACGATAAAGATCCAGGATTGTACACGAGTGAGAGAGAAGAGAGTTTCAAGTCCGTGCGTGAGATAGAGAAAGATACGTTAGAGAAAGCCAGAATACAGATAGAAGAGGGTTCAATGCCAGCAAATGTTTCCTTTGATGATTTTCACGAAGAGGCTTTAAGAAGAGCAGAGTTTAGGGAAAAGGTAGAAGGAGAAAAACGCCATGTAGAAATTAAAATTGATACTGACAAACCAGTAGCTATAGCTTTCCTTTCGGATTTACATATAGGAAATGCTGGAATAGA